CCAATTTGTATATTGTCAGTTGCAGTTGTTCCTTGTATATAAACATCATCAGAACTCCATCTTATTTTTTGGTCATTATTTAAAGTTATTTTGCTATTTAAAATACTAAGACCATCAGAATTTAATCTGATCTTTTCTGAACCTGCTATAACAAATCCTACATTTTCATCTGATGGTACATAAAACCCTTCGCTATTAGAACCAAAAGATAATGATGGTGCAGTTGAAGTACCTGCTTGTAATCGTACTGTAGAAGTAGAAATACTTAATGGTAAATCATTACCATTGCCATCTGTTATTCTTTTTACAGTTGATGATATTGCTTGACTGTCTGTGCTTTTAAGTAAACCTAAATAACTCTGACTTATATTATTTCCAGTAAGTGATGTACCCATAAGAATATTTTATTTACAAATATACTATTTTTTCATTTTCATTATATGCTTGTTGTGATGCTCACGATGACAGTTAGAACATAGTATCTCACATTTACCCATAATCTCAGTTAGTATTCTATCTACTTTACCATCATAGAAACTTTTTTCAGATAAGTTTCTGATCTCTCTTGCTATTGCAAACTTCTTTCTTTTAGTATGGTGAAAATCTAACGCACTAAAGTTTTTATCATAACCACATTTAATACATTTTATATCTACGTAGTTTGAAAGTTTGTAAATGAATTGTTGCTTCCAATGTCTGTGTCTTTCATCTCTAGCTTTGTTTCTGCAATCCTTACAATGTATCTCAGGTTTCTTGTTTTCTCTTTTATAGTATCTATTGAATGGTTTGTGCTTTTTACAAGTAGCACAAACTTTACCTTCCTTGTCCTCTATATTTCTTACATCCATTCTTCGTACCAGTATAATATTTGCCTTGTTTTTGTGATGTGTGTCTTTTCTTTGAATGAATACCTTTTCTTTTTTTCTTTGGTTTTGGTTCGTATGCTTTCGGAAAAAATCTTTTAGCCATTGTTTTTTACTTTCTCATAACTACGTCCACCAAAGTATGCTGATACAGTAACCATTAAAAGAACTTTCAAAAGTTCTATCCATTCGCTTGATACTTCAAACTTTATACTTCCTGAATCAACAAATACTAAAACAACTACAGAAAAAATTAAAAATAATAATACGATAGGTCTAACAGATTTAGTTAGAACATTACCATTTAACATATCATACTTCCATCTCTCGGTAACATTCTTTTGCATATCAGATTCAGCTTGAATCCAAATCTGTTCCATCTCTTTTTGAAACTTTGCTTTTTCGTCTTTAGTTCTTATGAAACGATCTGCAACACCTGCTATTTTATCTACAATGCTAACACCTGCATCACCAAATATCTTTGTTAATATCTTATTCATTTTTTGTTATCTTGTTCAACTGTCCAAACATAGATAATAAAAGCACCAGTAAGCAATGCACTACAAAGAGTGAATCCCAAAATGGCATAATCCACATTCGCCAAGTTCACATCCATTACAATTCATCTATTAATTCAATTAATTTACTTTCAATTCTTAAAAAAATTTCTATACGTTGTACACCTTCCCATTCTTTTAATCCGTCTGCAACATCCATTAGCGTATTAATTTTAGATATAGTTTGATTAACCTTTAGTTGATTATTAACATCACTTTCAGATAAACTTACATCACTTAATAATTTCATATCATTTATTTTTCCAAATTATGTAATTACTGTTCTGCCAAAAATCATTAGTGTTTTTAGTATCAATAATTACTGATTCTTTATTAATGCTAAATCCTGCATCTACGATTGCATTTTCAATAGCATAAAAATCAATATAATGATTTTTTTTTAATTGTATTTCGTAAGTGACTTCTTCGATATTAGATTCAACATTTTCTATGAAGTAAACTTTTTCTAATTGTTTCTGAACATTAAGGGAACACATACTACAAGTAAGTCCATCAACTTTGAATGTAATATTATTTAAAGCTAAAACTAGAAATAATATTTTAAAGATCATTTTTTATAAACTTTATCCTCTAAACTATTTAATCTTCTATTAGTTTGTTCTTCGAATTTTTCTAATTCTTTAATTAGATAATCTATTTTTTGATTGATAACCTTAGTATCATCTTGTTCTATCTTATATTCAGGAAGGGTTTTTGCAACTTCTATTTCAGATGTTAATTGTGAATAAGTCATTGTAAGTGATATGATACCACCAACTAATAATCCAAGAAATTTAATATCAATCTTGATGTCGCTTTTACCATCACCATCAACATCTAGTGCAACCTTTTTGTTTGTTATATCATCCATATTTTGAGATTTAGATTTCTTCAAAATTAATTATTTTAATTGATAGATGTTTTTGCGAATCTAAAATATCTGCTAGTATTGGATAAATTCTTTTATAACAATCTGTAGATTGTCCTAGAAATCCATCTTTCGTAATATTTTGAGATACAACATTTCCAACCAATAAACAACCATCTGTGTCATTATCAGTATTACCACAATGAATAAGAATATACTCAAAATTAGGAACATCATTAAGCTGTAAGACACCTCTCTTATCATTATGAAGATTTGGAAAACGCTTTTTGTATTTAGCGAAATAACCTCCTTCCGTTCTGTATTTAATTTGATAAGTGCCTTCAGGTATGCGAGTTTCTCCATAAACTTTGACCTCCCTTTTTTCATCTTCAAGAGTAAAGCATAAAAAATCTTTTTGGTTTGTTCCATCATTTACTAAATATAAAATTCCAAGTGTACTTTCATTCTGTGAACTAAATCTATATAATTCTAATCTCATAATTCTTCAACAAGGTTTGATAGTGTTAGAATACCTCTATAAATCGTTTCTGTGTCCGTATCTGCACTTATATAAGCAACACCATTACTTTGTGCAGAAATACATTTAAAGTTGTTAGAACTCATATTAAAGAATGATGTCCTATCTACAAGTAATTGTGTGATCTGATTCATAGCTAAGTTCGCATCTAATTGACCACCAGTATTTGTGTCAAACGCAGTTACAATTTCTACATCTGTGATGATCTCATTTAAATAGGTATCTTTTATGTCTTCTGCAATAGAGTTTGAGACAGATGTAATTAAGATATATGGTGTACTTGCAGATGAAGGAACAACATTATATACTGGTACAGTTGCAGAGTTTAATGTGATGTTTCCATTAAGTGCATCAAAAACTTGTTTACGTATAAAGTGACTTGCATCTTTCATTTCCTATATTCTTTTTGTATTTGTACTGACCAGTTATCTTCAAATCTTTTTATTGCTTCTTGTATGGATGGTTCAAAGAATGGTTGTGCTTTCATAGTAGATGTTCCTTCTTCTACAAACCTAGCATAGTTTGCATTATAACCAACCACAATACTAAATGGTTTACCTTCTAAGAACACCGATTGTTTTAATGTACCAGTATCTACTGGAACTCTCCTTGATGATCTTCTTATTATATCTGTACCCATCCCTGCAAGAAGTTTAGAAAAACCTTTATTTGGTTTTACGAATTTAGCTAACGCTTTCATCTTACGATTGAAACGTCTTTTACTTTCTGCCGACATCCTTGCTTTTTTCTTTGCCATTATTGTTGTTTATCTGCTAATATTTTAAATGTATATAAATCTTCTTCAAACATTTCATTGATTCTATATTTATTAGAATCATTTGTTAAGAATAATATATCTCCTCTTTGTATGTTCGTTGTAGCAGTATTCTTTCTAAGTGTTAATTCTATACCAGTTTGAAGTATTCTTTTACCATCTCTAAATATCATTCTACCATTTAAGAACTCACGATCACACCAAAATGTCCCTATCGTTGATTGTGAAGAAGTGAAACCACCATATCCATCAGCAGAATTAGTGTTTCTTTTGACTGTTAATCTGTATCTTAAATCTCCTGCTTTGATCATAACTCATTATAATAAACATATTTAGATAATATACTTTTTATGTTTGTGGGTAACTCTGCAACAATAGTTCCTTTAACATATTCTGCTCTGTTATCGTAATACGTTGTTGCTAGTTGTTTAATTGCCATTTTAATATCACTAAATGATAGACCACTTGTTGTATATACGATCTTTATATTACGCACATAGTCAGAAGGTATCTCAATATATTTATCTTCAAACCCATAAACATTATGTCCTATACTTGATAATGTACCACTACTATCTTGTTGTTGCACAGATGTTACAGATGCTATTGGTGCAAATGGCAAAACTATTTTAATCTTACGTCTATACAAGTCACCATATTCACCTGATCTATGGACATCACTTATAAACAGCGTTCTTGTTTTTGCAACAATATCTCTATTCATATATGCTTCGCATTTCTCTCTAGCAGACTTTATCATTTCAGCAACGATAGTATCATCATCAGATGTTTCTATCCTTGCGTAATCTTTTAGTTCAGAGTTTGCAACTATTTCACTTCCAGTAGTTGAATCAATTTGTACACTAATCATTATTTTGTTTCTTTTTTAACCTTTAATTCTTTTGTTTCTTTTTTAGATTTATCTTCTTTACTTACTACCTTTTCACCCCAACCTTTTTCAATCCATTTAGAAACATTAGATTCAGGTATATCAACTATATCACCAATCTGATATTCTACACCCTCTCTAGTTATTTCGGTTTTACATTTAATTTTCATAATTCTAAATTTTGATTTAAACAAAGATAAAAAAAAAGAGCAACAAAAATGTTGCCCTTTTAATAACCCAATAATATA